TAGTGGTTGTGCCATGTATGCTTGGGCTAGTTATACTAGGAAATCTTTTGGGATGCTGGCTAATTACCTACTGTTGACCACTATCGATACTGTTGGACTCATAAGGATGGTTGTATGAATCCGTTTGATTATGTTAACCAAATCCTACAAGGAAAGAAACAGTTAATTGTTGATGATATGACTGAATCGGAATACGTTCCTTTTCTGGTCAATCGTTCGTTATCTTACCAGATTGACTGTGTATCATATGCGAATGAGATGAACCGCAGGTCATTTATTGACAAGAAACTACAGAATGATTTTTTACTAAATACCATAAGGTCTAAAAGAAGACCCTTCGTAAAGTGGGCTAAGTCTGATAAAAGTGAAGATATACAATGCATTAAAGCCGTCTATGGTTTTTCTGACACGAAAGCACTTGAAGCACTCCGCCTATTGACTGATGAACAAATCCAACAATTAAAAGAAAAAACCGGCATCGGTGGATTGAGGAAATAATATGGTAGATTTAAACAAATTTATTGAAGTTAAGTTGAAGCAAGAGGATGATTTTTTAAAGGTACGTGAAACATTAACCAGAATCGGTGTTTCTTCACGTAAAGATAAGATTTTGTATCAGTCGTGCCACATACTACACAAACAAGGTAAATATTATATTGTACACTTTAAAGAATTATTCAAGTTGGATGGTAAGCCCACCGACATTACAGAGAATGATATTCAAAGAAGAAATGCAATTGCAAGACTATTGGAAGAATGGGGTTTGATTAAAGTTTTTAATCCAGAATTAATGGGTGATAACATTGCACCACTACACCAAATTAAAATCATCTCCCACAAAGAGAAAGACGAATGGAATTTAGTCCCAAAATATAATATTGGCAAGAAGATTACACCACAATAAGTAGGTATATTATGAAACAAGTGAGAGAAAAAATTGATAAGTTAAAAAACATTTATACTGGTGAAGTAGTGTACACCAGTAATTTGTTTGAAAAAAGACAAGACAGTACAATGACATTTATTCGGGTATACAAAGCAGAAAATCCACAAAGAATTTACTTTGTGAATGCTGAAGCTTTCGTAAAATTGGATAAATAAAAATACTCCCTCGGGATGGGAACGTAAAGACTCTACTACCTTAGGAGCGTCTAAAGCCGGTACAACGATAAGGTACCCCAGTAGTCGGTAAGCTGGATTAATGATACGCCTTCGGGGTATCTATTTTTTAACTTGCTTATTAAAGGAGAAAACTATGACATTAGGACGTATTTCTTTTGGTCCACTTCACCACTCAACTCTTGGGTTTGACCGATTTTTCGATGAGGCTGAACGCTTGTTGAAAACGGACTTAACAAAAGTTAGCCCAGCATTTCCTCCACACAACATCATTAAACTAGATGACAATCGTTATTTGGTTGAACTGGCTGTTGCTGGTTTTGCTGAAGCAGAAATTGATATTTCAGTTGAAGATAACTATTTGACTATCAAAGGTGAAAAGAAAGATAAGGACACCGATGTAACATATATCCACCGTGGTATTGGTACTCGTTCCTTCACAAAAACTATAACAGTTGCTGACACAGTTGAAGTCCGTGGTGCCGAATTCAAAGACGGCATTTTGAAGATTGGTTTGGAGAATGTAATTCCTGACCATAAAAAACCAAGGAAGATTGAGATTGGTGAGAAACTTTTGTTTTCGAAACCAACTTTTTTGACTGAGTAAAACTGTGGGGCGAAAGCCCCACTTACTATATTATGAAAAAGAAATTTATTGATGCACACATGAAGACAGCTGAAGTCTATGCTGAATTGTCTTCTGCAAAAAAACTGCATGTTGGCTGTGTTGTTGTAAAAGATAACACCATCATCGGCATTGGTTACAATGGCATGCCTTCTGGGTGGGATAATAACTGCGAGTTTGAAGATACAAATCCTCAAACACAAGTTACTGAATTAGTTACTCGCAAGGAAGTATTACATGCTGAAACAAATGCACTCGCAAAGATTGCACGTAGTACCAACTCAAGTGACGGTGCAACATTGTTTGTAACTCATGCGCCATGTATTGATTGTGCCAAACTAATCTATCAGTCTGGTATTAATAGTGTGTATTACCGAAATAGTTATCGCAACGATGACGGTATTAATTTTCTAAAAAAGTGTGATGTGACTGTCGAACAGTATATATAATTTAAAGGAGTTTATTATGTTAGTAGTGCCAGATGATAAAGCAGGCAAACCAATTGGTTTCACTTGCTCGACTTTCGATTTACTTCACGCAGGCCATATTCTTATGCTTGCTGAAGCCAAGTCTGTATGTGACCACTTGATTGTTGGTTTACAAAATGATCCAACTGATGACAGGCCTAGTAAGAACAGACCAGTTCAGTCTATCGTGGAACGATTCGTACAACTCTCTGCGGTAAAATTTGTAGATGATATTATTGTCTATAGTACCGAAAAAGACCTTGAAGACCTATTGATGTTTCTTCCAATTTCTGTTAGAATCATTGGTGAAGAATACAGAGACAAACAATATACAGGTAAACAAATCTGTATTGACCGCAATATTAGTATGTACTTTAACTCCCGCAATCACCGTTTCAGTTCAACCGAATTGAGGCAGCGCACATATCAATCTGAATTGAGTCGCCAAAATGTATAAAGATGTTTGTACATTTATTGATGCTTGTGAACAAGAGTCATCACCAAAAAATATTAAGTTGTATAAAACCTTAATTGATGAGGAAGTTGGTGAGTTTCGTTCAGCTTATTATGCATGTGATGAGGTAGAACAACTTGACGCATGTATGGATACGATTTGGGTTATCTTAGGGTTCTGTAAGATGAAGGGGTATGATGTTGAGGGTGCATGGGCAGAAGTTGCTCGTTCTAACTTGGCAAAAATTGATCCAACAACAGGCAAAGTAGTTAAACGACCAGACGGCAAAGTTTTAAAACCAGAAGGTTGGACGCCGCCATCATTGGAGAGGTTTATTTAATCATGTATGATAGATTATCCAGTTACATCAGAGTCATCGATGATGTTGTGCCAGCAGATTTTTGTGATGACATTATCAATTTATACAAAGAAAGTCCTCTGTGGCAAACAGCAACTGTAGTTGGAGAAAATGAAAACAAAATTGATGCATCAATAAGAAATGTTGATACAATTAATCTGTCTCAAAAAGATGAAATCGATAATGATTATGAACAGATACGTCAAAAAATTGATAGCGACTTGTTTACATGTATACAGAAAGCCTTACACTCATACAGTGAAATGATGCCACGCCTTGTAATAAAAGAAGATACTGGTTACGAATTGTTGAGATATAAACCTGGTCAATTTTACAGAGAACACACTGATGATTTTCCTGGTATACCAAGAATTGTTTCTTGTTCTTTAATGTTGAATGATGATTATGAAGGCGGTGAATTTGCCTTCTTCAATGGCACTGTTAGATATGTACCAAAAAAAGGTTCAGCACTAATGTTCCCAAGTTGCTTTCTTTACCCACATGAGATTATGCCGGTAACAAAAGGAACCAGGCATTCTATCGTTACTTGGTTCAGGTAATCATTATAAACAAGTCTTGCATAATCAATCAGATTATGTTACAATACATTTAGTTATTAACTCCGGAGATATTATGGAAACATCTAAAATCGCAAAACAATTCGCTGAGGCTAATCGCCTTCCCCGTGCTTATAAGTACGATTTCTTTTTGCGAGAATTCGATGATATGGTAGAGGTCGTAGGTCTGATTGAAGACCCCACACTTAACATGACCGAGTTTAATGGTCGTGAGATGCTCTACCCAAAACGTTGGGTGACTTTGGCCGTGGTGCCAGCTTCTACAACTATCCCAAAATTTTGATATAGTATATGAATGAATAAAAAATATTACACGAATGTTGCCTCTATTGGCAACAATATTTTCTACAGAGGTGTAAACAACGGCCGGCGAGTTAAGATGAAAATTGCTTACTCGCCGACTTTGTTTTTAAAGTCTAACAAACCAACAAAGTTTAAAAACTTAAATGGTGAAGCACTTGAACCGATGAAGTTCGAATGCATACGTGATGCACGTGAGTTTGTCAAGATGTACAAAGAAGTAGAAAACTTTGAAATCTATGGCAACGATAGATACGAATATGCATTTATTGCTGATGAACATACAGAGATGGTCGATTGGGACTTTGAAGATGTTGCAATTGATGTGATCGACATTGAGGTTGGTTCTGAAAATGGATTTCCGGATCCATATCAGGCCAACGAACCTATCACTGCCATTTGTATCACACGTGTTGGTGGTAAAACAATCGTAATGGGTTGTGGTGACTATATTAATAATG